TCAACGCTGATTTGAAACCTGCCGGAAAATCATCAGAGGTGTCACACCGTACTGGTCACCTCGTCTGCCTAAAAGCGTCTTAGCTGCCGGAACTAGTTGATCTATGAGAGCTGCAAAGACAGATTGCTCTATTGCTGAGGGGTACGAGGGTTCCCGGCTTTGAGATGCGTTCTGCGCAGAAGTGTCGCCTGCTACGAAGCTTTCCTCATCATCAATGCCAGGAATAGCGTCCAAGATGCCTAAGACGAACCATTCTCCAGGTAGGGTGACTCCATGCTTAAGAAAAAGATCACTTGAAGAAACGACGAGTCCGTCTTCACGAAGTGAAGCCCAAAACGACTTATCTCCGCTCTGCAGCTCCATTTGGACGCCATGCGGCAAAAGTCCCAATAGCTCCAGACCAAAGGCTTCCGCGCTTGGTTCGGACGATGGCTTTTTTTCCTTACGCCGCCGAACTTGCCGACTCTCATTTTCCTGTCCACCCGATGAGATAAGAGCACTCACCGAAGGAAGTTTCATTGCGTTTTGGATCAAGCCCAAATCTCGAACAGATAAGCCTCCTGAAAACAGTACGATCTGGCCTATGCGTGCTGTTTTCACTTCACGATCCAACATGTTGCGGTCCTGAAGATAGTCTAGAAGCGAAAGGGCATTTGACCAATACGGGTCGTAAGTATGTTGAGCCTCTTGATGATAACCGGCAGATGTTCCGGTTTCGTGATGGCCGCCACCCTTGACTATTCCCGGTACACCACCCGAACCCGAAACCCGTCCGATTTCGCTTTTGCCCCGACCAGCACTTTCGTGGCGAGATAGCGCTTGTAGGTGTCCGAAATCATCGAATTGCGACAGAAAAGAACCCACACGATGAGCGTCGTAATATAGGAAATCAAAGACGGAATCTGTGCTTTGATGTCCTTGCGCCGCGCCTGATTGTGTCTTCTTTTCGTCTGACATCACGCTCTACGTCCTTTGCGTCTTTTTCTGTGTTTTCTATCCGTTCGGCCAAGTCATCACTGAGCTTTGGGCATACCTTTTGAACTGCAGCCATGAACCACAGATGGGAGGACGCTCGATTTGTGTTTCGATCAGACAATGCTTTCACCGTGCTCAACCTTCCACGACCTTACTACACTGGCGCATATAACAAAATATCTATCCGCGTTTGGGCGGCCTAGTTCAAATTCCGCCTACTAGAATTTCAGCCGCCATGCGCAAAGGCTTTGCTGGCGTGATGATGACCTCCTTCACGCCCTTCCCATTCCCCTCCGAGATCGAATAGGTGCAATCGACCTCCTCGATGTCGAACCGTGAGAAGGTTTCGAAGACGCCTTGAACCGCGTTCAAAGACAGAATGAAGGTGCCTTGAAGCCCTTCGAGAACATCTGCCATTGCCTCAAAATCCCCACGGCCGAAGACGCCGGTGCCGTAGTCGGTCTCGTTGCCCCAATATGGCGGATCGAGATAAAAGAGCATGCCCGGCCGATCATAGCGGCGAATGAACTCCTGCCAGGGCAGGCATTCGATCACGACACCGGCAAGCCGCTCGTGGATGTCCTCCAGCGTTGAAGCAAGCTTGGTCAGGTTGAAGCGGGCGCTGGTGGTTTTGCTGACGCCGAAATTGCGACCGGCCACCTTGCCGCCGAAGGCCAGACGCTGAAGATAAAGAAAGCGGGCCGAGCGCTCCAGATCGGTGAGCGTCGTCGGGTCTGTCTTCATCAACCGTTCGAATTCGCGACGGCCGGATATCTGGAAGCGAAGCGTATCCATGAACTGCGGAAAGTGGCGCTGCAGGATGCGGAAGAAGTTGGCAACATCACCGCTGATATCGTTGATCACTTCTGTTTTCGGCTGGCGATCGCGGCGCAGGAAGACGCCACCCATGCCGACGAATGGCTCGGCATAGCCATCATGATCGGTCGCGTTGATCCTGGCGATGACGGTTTTCGAGAGGATGCGCTTGCCACCGATATAACCGGCCGCAGGCGTGACCGGCGTCACCGGCTGCTGATTTACCATTTCAAATATCTCACGACTCAGTCACAAAGCCGCTGCCCGCTTTTCGCGGGTACGGGTGCGACGGTTATCGAGAATTGCTGTCGGGCGGGTTCGGTCGCCAAACTTGACCCCGCCGCCAGGGCTTGCCCTGGTCACCCGTCAGCGTCAGTCAGACGGCCACACGATTGCATCATAGATCGCCTGCGCGGCCGCGACCGTCTCAGCCACCTTGATCTGCTCTTTTGCGCCGATCCTGATCGGCTCGATCTGAGCGCAGATCGCCACCCACTGTTTTTGCATCGTGTCGATGACCGTTGCGACCTCTGCGACCGTTTCGCCGGTGATACCAACCTCAGCCACCAGCAGCGGATAATCCGCATCGACCGGATCGGTTTCCGCCAGATAGGCTTTGGCCTGACTGGCTTTTTCGAGGTAAGCCATGGCCTGACCAGCGCCGGTGGTGATGTATTTGGCGCGGATGTCTTCGGCATCTGCGTCAATGCGGTCCGAGAGACTGGACGTTACGGCGGATAATTCCGGCCCCGGCGGAAAGGCAAAAGCCCCGCCCTCCTGTCGGTGCATGCCTGCCGCAACATCATCCGATACAGCCTCAAATTGCGCGGCAATGTCGGCATGATAAAGCTCAGACAATGCTTTGTCTGTCTCAACGATCTCAGCGACGATAGCGCCGCTCATACGTGCATAACGTGTCATGATAACCTCTTAATATCTGATGATGACGCCGCCCTGTATACCCTCAGCTTCCCACTGGAAGCCGCCGGGACCGGCGGCTAGCGATCCGCCACCACCCGGCCATGTCGCACCGGCAGCACTCAGGCCACCTTTTCCACCATGAGGACCGGCGCAGTCGCCGCCGTAACCATAAGGATGGTGTCCAGACAAACCATCGCCACCGGCTTGGCCGGTAAGACTAATATCGCCGCCAACACCTATTCCGCCTGCCCCTCCAGCGGAGTTCAGAATTCCACCGCCACCACCGGTCGCCGAGCAGTACGCACCGAAACTGGTTGTACCGCCCGCAGGCCCATTCGTAGTCCCTGATATGTTGGTGTCGCCGCCGCCACCCACTGTAACCGAGACCTCGTCACCCTCAGTCAACAAAATCCATTTGCCAGCGTAGCCACCACCGCCGCCGCCCTCACCGACATTAGATGCTGCGTCATAGCCGCCGCCACCACCGCCGCCATAGCACTCAACCCAATACCAGCCGGTTTGAGGAGTAATAAATGTATGACTACCCGCAGTGTAGTAAACAGTTGTGCCATGTTGGAGGCCTGCAAGTTTCAGCGCCTGACTGAGCTGTGTCAGATCGCCGTCATCCGGTACTTGCCCAGACTCTTCGATGACATTCAGAACCTCTTCCTGCACGGCGTTCAGCCAATTCGCGGTGACAACGGTGCCCTCCTGGCTGCCACTTCCGGTCGACAGTATTTCATCCTGAAACCCGCGCTTCCCGCCGCCAATATCGGCGACAGCAGTGCCTGTAATCCGGTCCATGTTCTACGCTCCCGAATATTGGAAAATAAGGCGCGTGTGCGCCGGTTTGATAAGCTGGAAATAGGCTTCAGCTGAGCCGTTCACTTCAAACGCTGCAAGCGATTGACCAGCCCGGTTCCTGCCCGCTCTGAAGGCGGAGACATCGACGGCAGGCATCGATATCAGCCAGGTAAACTGCTCGCCTTCGGCAATGAGCGGTGTGCCAGCCCGCAACACGCCAGCGCGTGATGGCCAGAACTCGGTAATAGTGATGGCAAGGCCGAGCATTTCACCGATCCGCAGGAAATACGGTATCGACTGCCCGCCCTTGGCCGTCCAGCGCTGGTGGGCAAGCTTGCGTCGGTCATCAATGCCGGAAAGCGCGAGATCGCGCTTTGCCGGGTCAGGGCCAAGGACGCGCTCGAAATCCGCAAGACAATGCTCGGCCGTGCGTGGATCAATCTCGTTCATCATCGCCGCGGCGGCCTGTTCAGCAGTCAGGATTTCACCGGCGACGGCCTCGTAAATTGCGTCCATGACGCCGCCCTCGGCAGGCCGGGCAAACCCAAATGGCCAATGGGCGCGCAGTGCGCGGATAATGTCAGCAAACCGCCTCATGTCTTTTTCCTGCCCACGCTCATGCTTCCGCTGCCCATGTGATGGCTCCGGCAACCGGGAATTCATAATCGCCGAGTGTGTAGCTTTCGGATGGCATGATCAGATCGTGGGCATATTCACCGTTGGCGGCCGAGATTTCCTCCGACAGCCTGGAGCGCTCGATTGTGGCACCGATCGGCGTCTCATTGCCATCGTCATCGTCGCTTCCAAGTGTGTTTATGAAACGTTCAAAGGCTTCCTGAATGGCCGCCCGCACGACGGGTGTGTCCGGTCGCGCCCGCACCGTGATCGGCACTTCGGTGATTTCAGCCGCATGGACGCTGACATAAGCAGTCACCGGGCGAACGCCTTCGGAGGTCAGTGGGTTGCCCAGATGATTGAGCATGGCGGTGCGCTCTTCATCGGTCGGTGCGCGGCCGCTGCCATCCTCATTGCGCATTGCCACGACGACACCGACAGAGCCACGGCCGACAACATCCGGGATCACACGCACGGCCTTGACGGCAAAGACATCATCCAGCCAGTCATAATAATCATAGCCAGCACCGCCCTGCGGTGGTTTGCGGATATGGGCAATGGTGGCGGCCTGCAGCTCTTCCGGCTGCATTTCGTCAGCGCCACCGGCAAAGGCGGTTTCAACCGTGATCGTGTCGATCTCCGGCCATGGATCAACGGCGGTAAACTGGATGCCGGTTTCATAGTTGCTTTCAGTGCCCGCCAGAGCCGCCGATGCGCTAACCGTCACCGATCCACTGGCATCAATCGTCGCCTCCTCAGTCGTCGCAAAGATCAGACCCTCGGATGACGACATCTCAAGACCTGCTGGCAAGGCTGTGTCGGGATCGCCGGTAATCGTAACGGTCCCGATGGCAAAGGTGGCCGGGCGCTGTTTGACGCCGAAAATCGAAGCGTGACGGGCAACGAATTCTTCTTCGGCCGTATCGACAAAATATTGCCGACCCCACCAGGCGATGTGGCTATGCAGGGATCGCAGCTCAAGCGAGACCGCCCGCAGCAACCAGGCAAGAAGACCGCGCGATGATCGGACTGCAAAGGAAATGGCTTTTGGTGTATGGCGAATGCCCTTGGCATCCAGCACTTTCGACATGACGGTTTCCAGCGTGGCGGCCATGCGCGCGGCAATTGCTCTTGCATCCGGGATCGGCCTGCTCATCGGTCAATCCTTTTGGAAATGGTGATGGCTTCACCGGCAACCGAACATCTGAGCCGGATCATATTGCGGGCATGCCACCATGCCTCGACCTCGGCCGCATTGCCGGTCATATCTTCAGACCAGAACAGGCTGTCGCTGGCATAGTATTCTGTCAGCAGCCGGGTTTCTTCGCTCTGCTTCGCGCGCGACAACAGCCAGAGCCTTGAGCCTGCGAACCGGCCATCGCTGTCCAGGGCGTCGCCGGGGCTGCCGCGCCGTTCCTGAAGCGATGACGGGTTTGCGCTCCACTGCGTGCGGCCATCCGGCAATTCGTCGCCGTCGAGCGCACGCGCATCAAGGCCGATCGACAACAACATCGGGGTAACCGGCGTGGTGTCGATCGCCAGATCGCCGTCTTCCGCGATGGCAAGATCGCAGGACCGGGCTTCAGCATTGAGGATAAGGGCGGCATCGCAAAACATGCCCGCGAGAATGACATGCGCGCGCGATGACCGTTCATGTCTCCTGTGGGAGGGGTCAGTCCATTTGTGGGCTTGGCGGCGGACCACCAGGATGACCGTGACCGTTATATTTGTCACGCATTTCCTGCATCGAACCGTTCTTGTCGGTCACATCACCGGTCGCTTCGATATCACCTTCGACCTTCAGGATCTGAGCGGTAATGAACACACCGGCATCCGTCTTGATCGTGATCTGCGCACCGGTCTTGATATCGAGCGTGCCGTCAGCTTTCAGCACCATACGGTCGCCACCGGCATTGTAAAGCCCGACCTCGTTTTCCTTCAGTCCACCCATGCGCGCCGACGGATTGGCAACCGGCAGCACGACCAGGTCGCCTTCATCGCCGCCAACGGCCAGCACGATCGCCAGCGCGCCGTCAACCGGTACATGGGCGGCAAAGCCATAAGGCTGCATGACTTCGACGTTGTGCCGCCAGACACCGTCCGCCACCTCGACCGAGGCGGTCTGCAGTGCGCCGTCATCTTTCACGTTTTTCAAAGTGGCGCGGCGGATCATGCCGCGATTGGTGTCGGTCATGTCAGTTCCTTTCCGCGCGTTGCGAACGGAAAAGTCTGCAACTTTTCCTGCCCGCGCTCATAGTCTCTCTGCTGTCGTATCCAGCGCCTTCTTCTTTTTCGCAGGCTTGTTCTTGCGTTGCTTCTTCTTCGGGTCGCCCTTCTGGAAGGCATCCGGAGAGGTCACGGCAAGAGAGGTGATCGCACCGTCATCGCCGTTTTGAATGAAGGTCACCTTCGAAATCAGCATGTCGCGGTTGACGTCATTGAAGGCATCGGCAACCGAAACGATCGTGTTCGGCCGCCAGAGCGTGCCGTCCACGGAATGACCGCGCATGATATAGGTAATCTCTTCAGAAGCACCGCGCGCTGTGTTGCGCCGCCATTCCGCCTCGGCCTTTGCCGCATCGTGATCGGCCTTGGTGCGCGCCAGATAGACTTTCGGGCGATAGCGATTGATCTCGTCGTCTTCAGCAACGCCGGTGGCGGCTGTGCCAGCGCGTTCGGCATTGGTTGCGGACCCGTCGCTGGCGTTTCTGTCTTCCGGCAAGAGCGGTTCGGCCGTGGTGTCGAGCTTGGCCTGACCGCGCTTTTTGCCCGCCCGCTCGCTGGTGCCACGAACCACTGTCTTTGAGTACCGGCCTTCATCGCTCTCGTCGATTGACGCCTTCAGGACATTGCCCGGAAGGAATATCGAACCAGCGGCCTTTTCCTCGCCGGTGCGCGTGATCACGACATTGCCAACGCCATCGGACAGCACGCGCACCTGTCTCTGCCGTGCGCCTTTCTCGATCGCGGTGAACGGGCTTTCGTCCAGATCGATCGAGTAACGCGCGAACGGTTCGCCGGTATCGACCTCGGATCGAACGCCAAGGCCATAAGGTTTGACAATCCGTTTGACCGCATCTTCCAGTTTGACATTGTGCATCTCGGCTGGCGTGTCATCGACGAGCGCTGTGCAGTCGACCAGATCGCCCAGCTTGCAACGGCCTTCGACCGTAATGTCGGCAAACTGGCTTTCGATATTGGACGAGCGTTTTTCAATATGGCCGTTCAGCACGGTCGTGCCGTCGGCCTTGATCGAGACTTTCGCACCGCGTTTCAGGCGTTTGTTCTTTGCACCATGAGCGTGGACGAGTGTGTCCGAGGAGGCTTCTTGGTCGCGGCAATAAAGTATGTAACTGGCCGTGAACTCTTTCATGTCGAGCTTGACCTCGATGCCGGTCCAGCCCTCAAACAGCGTGCCGTTGATCGTGACGTCGATCATGGCTTCAAAACCTTGATCTCGCCTGCCGGAAGGCGTGACGGATGGCGCGGACAGTTGCGCGAAACGATGTCCTGCCACACCGCCTCAAGGCCTGCCGGATTGTCACCGGCAATATGGGCGGCAACAATCCATGCATCCGTTGGGCCGGTAAGCTGCAGCGTCAGCGTTTCCGGAAGCTGCCCGATGATTTCATTCAGTGCTGCCGTGACTTCGACCTTCAGCGTTTCGAGCGCGGAGACCAGCTCATCGGCCTCACCGGCGTAGCGCCCGGTGACAAGTCCAGAGGTCGCGTCGATCAGGCTGTCAGCCGATGAAAGCACAGACGATCTGACCGCATGCGCCTGTTCAGCACTGTCGAAAGCGGTATACGGGATCTGGGCTGAAGCCTGCGCGATTGCATGGGCCGCAGCCACGGCCAGCAACGCCCGGTCGGGATCGGACGGGGCATCGCTGATTGTTCCGGACAATGCCGCTCCAAGGTTAAGGCCAAGGGCGGTCAGCGCGGCGGGCGTTGCCTGTTCCTCACGGATAGCCTCGGCAGCGGCAGCAATAAAAGGTATGTCCGAGGCTTCGCCGAAGCGGGATGTGAGATCGGCCACAGCCGTCTCGAAACCTTCCGGTGTTGTTGGTGCCAGGCTGGAAGCGGCATTTGTCAAGCGCGGCAGAAACCGTGCCGATCCGGCCACCGGCTGCAGATCACCAACCGCATCGCGCACGACACCGGCCGAACGATTGACCGCACGCGTGCGGGCGGCTGAAATCGAGCGGGATGAAACGGCCGATGAAAGCAGGGCAACAGCGGTACCGATCAGGGCGACGGCTGAAAGGATGCCGCCAAACCCGCCTGAAAGGCCTGTAAAGCCGGTTTGAACGGTCTTGAATTTGGCGGAAAACCGGACGATCCGCAGCTCGCGTGAGGCAAGCGTGATCGTGGCCGGTTCTGCCAGAATGACCCGCATCGGCCCACGCCACGGATGGATCAGCATCGCAGGCCCCGGCCGGTTGAATGCGGCCTCAAGCGCCAGTGCCTGCACCTGATAGAGGTCTCCGGCAATCACGCCGTTGAGCGTGACCTCACCGGGATGACGCCCGAAATCGTCATAGGCCGCATCTTCAACGCCTGGGAAAAGATACTCGACCAGACGCCGCCCGGCCTTTGTGGTCGTGTCCGGCACATCAAAGGCGATGCCGCGATAAAAGCCCTGGATCAATCCTGGAAGCGTCGCCATCAGGGCATCCCCACAGCTTTGCCGGTATTTACTGTCGCCTTGCCTTTGCCTTTTGAATTCGCATTGGCGCTGGTAACCGACGTTCCACTCTCTGCCCTCACAGTGACATCAACAGATGCTTCCATATTGTTGTTCGCGGGCTGCTGGGGCATCTGTTGCGGCTGGACGCCACCGGTCCCGCCGAGCCATTGCGGCCGGTTCGACCAGCTCGGCCAGCTGATAACAGACGAAAGGTCGATATTTCCGACCGCGTCAACAATACGCGCGCCAATACCGCCAAACCACGCCACCAGATCCTCGACCTTACCTTTGACCGCATCCACCATGGCCTGCGCAGCCTTGGCACCGGCATCGCGGAAACCGGTCTCCATCTCGTCGGAATAGTCCTTCATCGTGAACATCGACTTGATGCCTTCCCAGAGATCGAGACCGGACGCCCAGCTTTTCAGGCTGGTCCACCATGCCTCAACCGTGCCACGTGCATCGGCCAGCTGCGCCCGGATGCCCGGCACGTCGATGCCGAACATGCCGTAAAAGTCGATAACCTGGCTGTCGACCCAACCGGCGAAATCGGCCAGAGCATTCATCATGTCGGTCACGGCATTCCAGATGACTTCGGAAAATCCTCCGATGAAATTCGAGATCGGCTCCCAATAGCGCCAGACCGCCACGCCAATGGCGGCAACCGCAGCGACGATTGCGGCAATCAGGCCCCAGACCGGCGCGGTGACGGTCGCAGCCGCCGCACCGATTGCGCTGAAGGCGCTGATCAGGCCACCGGCAACCCAGCTGATACCGGGAATGGCAAACAATATGCCGCGCAGGCCAACACCGAGACGGCCAAGCCATGAAAGCTTCACGCCATTCATGGCAGCGAGTGATGATTGCAGGGCAATCGATCCGGCTGCCGCGCGATAAAAATAAGCAGCAAGCCGCAAGGCTCCCTTGCCGGTAAGCCAGAGCGGCGAAAGGACGAGGCGCAGACCGGCAATCACGGGCGGCAGCACGAAACCGATGACGCCAAGCGCACCGCCAAGCAACACGCCGGCCCCGGCAAAGCTCAGCGCCTTGTGCACGCCGCCATCCGTCTCCTTGTTCCAGGCACGCAACTGGTCAAGCCCGGCTTTCAGGTATCCATTGATCTGCGGCAGCCATTCGCCAAAGGCCAGACCGACTTCGCGAATGCCTTGCGTACCGATTTCCCGGAAGGTTTTGAGCTGGCGGTTCAGCCCCTTCATCTGCGTTTCAAAGTCGGCATCGATGACCGAGCTGTCGGCCTGATCCATCTTGTCGCGGATCGCCTTGTATTCATCGACATTGGCCATGAACGGGATCAGGAAATCCATGACCTGTTGATCCTGGAACAGTTCTCCAAGCCCGCCAGCGCCTGCGATCTGGACAAGCTGCTCGCGTACGGCATCAAGCGCCTCGGCTCCCTGAAGGCCGTTTGCCTTGGCCTTTGCCATCATCTCCGCGATCTGGTTTTCGGAAACGCCGGTCAGTTTCATAACCTTCTGCAGGACCGCTTCGATCGGGTTGATGCCTTTCGTCGCGGCGTCCTGCATCACTGCTTCGATGTCGACGCCCATATCCTTGAAGTTCTTGACCGTTGCCGGTGCGAGGATTTTTGAAAGAAAATTCTTCAGATTGTTCGCCGCCTCGGCGGGGTCGGACGTTCCTTTGCGGGCGATCTGCAGGGCAGCGCCCAGAAAGCCAACGGCTTCCTGTCCCTTCACGCCGAACTTCGCCACCTGGCTTGTAAGTGACGGAAAATAGCGGGCCATGTCCTTGAGCTCGAATGCGCCCAGCTTGCCGGAGGTGACAAGCATGGCCAGCACCTTCTCAATCTGGTCAGCCGGAACGCCCAGCGTCATCATCGACGACGTCGCGACGGCGGCAATATCGGCCGTCGCCGCATTGGCCGCCGTGGAGACCTTGGCGATATCGTCGATCGCACCGTCAATCAATGCGCCATCTAGGCCAGCCGCATACATATTAGCGACGGCGGACGCGATCCCGTCCGAGGCCTGCCCGGTAGCAAGTGCCAGATCCTCAAACCGCGTCTTCTGGTCATCTATGAATTTGAAAGCCGCAGCGCCGGTCAGTTCCGCTGTGCCCGCCATATCCAGCAATTGCTGCTGAAACTCCGCTGCGCCTGCAATCGGCGCCATAAAGGAGATACCGGCAATGGCCGCACCGACAACGCCGATGCGACCAGCAAGGTTTGTAAAGCCGCGCACCGTGCCGGAAAGACGGCGTAAAGGTCCGCTCATCAGGTCACGCAGGCGAACGAGAACATCAAGTGCCATCTGTCCGGCAGCCATGTCAGCTCTCCTTCATTTCCTTGCGCGCATGCATGATTGCGTTCCACCAGAAGATCAGGTCACGGCTGTCCATGCTCATGATTTCGGCCGCACCGAAACCGGAATGCTCGGCCAGAAAGCCGATCAGGACGTCCGCGTTTTCCGGCCACTGCTCAAAAAATGGTTCAGCACCCGGCCGCCATTGGCAATGTCGGAGGCGTCAAGCTTGTCCCAGACCGCATTCATCACCGCCTGAGAGAGGCGGCAGGATCGAGCGAAGGTCACGATGTTTTGCATGTTGTCCGGCGCTTCGCCGATCACGCGGGTATCGAGACCATTCAGGCGATGAAACGTAAGGCTCTCGAAAACCTTTTCCTTAACCTTGCCTGACGCCCGAACCTTGATGCGAACGGTCTCGTAGAGCGGCAATGTGATCGTGCCGTCTTCGTTTCGGATGGCATGTGATGGCAGCTTGTCGAGCGGATCTGTGGCGTCTTCATCGACGATGTCATCGTCGTGAAATCCCTCTGTCTGCTCTTCGGCCTCAACAACTTCGGCGTCCTCAATGACAGCATCGTCCTCATCGAGGTCGATTGCGAGTTCGCTCTTTGTTTTGCCTGTTGTCCGGTTTGTCATCCGATGATCTCCTGCGGCTCGCCAGCCGACCATTTGAGTTCGATTTTGCCGCCTTCGCCGCCGGTGGTTTCCGGTTTGTCATCGGAAAGAAAGGCTTCTTCGAAGACGTATGTCTGGCCGGTGTCGCAAACGACCTGCAGCTCGCCTTCCTCGTGGTCGAGAAGGCTCACCAGCGACTGACCTTTTTCGAGGTTGGTGGTCGCCGTGACTTCCGAACCCTGAAACTCCTGGGCACGGGCAACGCCGCGACCATAGGTGACGACATTGTTCTTGATGCCGCCGAGGCGCAGTTTCGCGCCGGTTTCAACGGGGATCGTCCGGCCCTTCCAGACGATGTCGACAATGCCAAGTGTCTGCATGGTGCACGGCCCTCCTTAGGCCAGAAATTCGAGAGACGAGGCGAACACCATCTGATTGCCGACGACCTGAACGATCTGGCGCGCATTGGTGCGGTTCTTGTTATTGGGATCGCGCTCGAAGGTGGACGTCTTGATCGTCTCTTCGACGTTCTCGATCCAGACGAGACCGCCATAACGCTGGCAGCGCGCAGCCCACGTGCCCTTGATCCGACCCGGCGAGACCACAGCGGAACCGGCTGCCGTATCGCCCTCGCCACGGCGCGTCTGGAACTGCTTGTTGTCGTCGATCAGCTTGGCGCGCGGATAAAGCGTGTTGAAATAGGCCGACCAGTCATAGCGGATGCGCGACATTGTCGCCGGGACCATGATATCCATCCAGGCATCGTCGGTAACGCCAAGCGATGTCATCTTGTAGGTGGTCACCATGCGATTGATGACGGTCGATCCGTCGTCAAGATGCAGATAGGTCGAGATGCCGTGCTGCAGCAGGAGATTGCGTTCTTCCTGGGTAAACTGGTCCTCGGCATCCGGCGCTTCCACGCCGGTCACGACAAGGCTTTTCAGTTGTCGGGCCGGATCGTTGGAAAGATGAAACGCAGCCAGTGCGCAATCGGCCGCTGCATGCACCCAGCTCGATGCCGGTGAGCGGTTGAGGCAGGACAGCGTCAGAAAGGCGCAATTGGTCAGATCGCCAAGGGAGACTGCTTCTCCATAGGTTGTCCGTTTGCCGGTAAAGCCATGGCAATCGAGCTTGGCTGTGGCGACATAGCGTGTCTTCAGCCAGTCGGAGAATAGCTGCACGTTGGTCACGTCCGACCATGGGTGGACAAGCTTGGTAAACCAGCTGTTTTCGATCAGATCCAGCACGGCCTGAAGGTCAGGATTGCCAGCGCCACCGGCCATATCGGCTATGGCAATGGTCAGCCCTGAAGGCACCGGTTGAGCAAGCGTATCAACACGCAGGTCGATATCATTGCCGATCTCACCGCCATTCTTCGCCGTTACCGTCACAACACCGGCAGCGGCTTCCGCAGTCACAACAATATCGGCATCGTCGTTAATAGCAGCGGCAAGCTTGGTTGCAAGGTCGGCCACCGCATCAGTGGCAAGCGCCGTCATGCGCACCTGCCTCCCGGCGATTTTAAAGCGCAAGACCGTCGACTGGGCTGCAGCACCGGTAAATGTGATTGTGCCTTCTGCCTTGATCGCAGCGGCATCGTCTTCCAGTGCCGTGACGAACAGCGGCGTGGTCTTGTTGACCTTGCGGAAGGCGGCAACCTGTTCAGCGCCGATCGAGCCACGACCGAAATAGGCAATCGCCTCATCGCCGCGTGTGATCTGGTGGGTTTGTCCAGGCTCCAGCGTACCGGTTGCCAGCTTGTGACCGGCCAGCAGAACCTTTTCCGGCCAGTCATAGACACCTTTCTGGCTGTAGTTCGGTTTGACCTCGATAAAGACCGCAGGGTCGTACCAGGTCATCGGGATTTCATCGAAGGTCATCGGTTAGTCCTTTTCAGCGGTTTTGGTTTTCGCCGGTGCGGGACGTGCCGCCTCGACAAGGTCGCCATCACGAAGGCGGCGGCGCACAAACAGCGTGTTGTTAACCTCAGCGCCTTCGGCAGGCACGATCACGCCACCGGGCAGCGCCACGGCCGCAACGGTCGTTTCCTTGCCATCATACCGGAATGTCAGCGTCCGGCCTTCGCCTGGCTTTACAAATTTCAGATCGGCCATCTGTCAGGCTCCCGTGATTTCGTCTTGTGGGGTGATGTCGTTGCTTTCCGCCAGCGACCAGGTGACGCCGAGCGCTTCGAAGTCCTCGGCTGTTTCAAGTTCGAGGTCGTTCGTGCTGGTGCAGAAGGAAAACTGAAAATCCACCTGAGCAAGCGCGATGTTGTCATCAGTGAAGCCATCTGCGGCGATTGCACTCGCGCCTGTCACTGTGAGCGTGCCAGCATCAGGAAAGCTGACGCCGTTCAAGACGGCAGCCGCAACGTTGACAATTGCATCAAGGCCGACGCCACGCGCATCGCCTTTGAACCTTGCCTCCAGCCCGCTCGATGTTGAGGTGAGCAGGTAAAGACGCCACTGCATAGAGCCAGCGAGATTGCGCGCACCGTCACCGACCTTCATGCCCAACCAGGCAAGGCCCAGAAACGGTGTCATACGGGCAAGCCGGTTGAACTCTCTCATCGTCATCGCCATCGGGACGCGTTCGAGGTTGAATACGCGTTCCGGAAAGGCAATGCGCAGGCGCTTTGTGATCAGTTCATCTTGTGTGGCAATGACGGAGCGGTCGGAAATCATCATGCACCTCGCAGCGTGTTATAGGTGAAGTCGCGCGGGCGGTCGGAATAGCGTGGGCCGGAACCGACCTTTGAACCGGTCGCACCTTCTGCCAGTGGGGCGTCGAGATGGACGCGCCGCGCTGCAATGTCACGCAGCCACTTCAAAACCTCATCACGGCCTTTTTCCATATCGTCGGATGGTGTGACATGCTCGCCCTGGGCCAGCTCATAGCGGGCCAGAACGCAGGTTGCGCGCACAAGATCAGCCGGAGGGACTGCCACCGGTATGGCGTAGTAGCCGCGCAGATAGCCTTCGATCATGGCTGTCGCATCGCCAAGAGCCTGCTCAACCCTGACCGCATTGACGGTCTCGGCCGTGCGGTCTTCAGGGTTGGACAGCCTCAGCAAATGCGTCTCGCCAAAGCGGGCAATCATATCGGTGACAGTGGCGTACATGGTTGGGTTTTCCGTTCTCCGGGTGATGACATGGGCGGCATTCGCGCCGCCCATGCCGGGCGCGGCGGGAGGTTATTTCTTCGGCGTTGCCTTCGGTGCCTTTTCGGCGGCGTCCTTCAGCGTCTTGTTTTCCGCTTCAAGATTTTCGACCTTCGTCGTCAGTTCCTTGATTTTCAGGTCGTTTTCACGGGAAGCGCCTTCGTGGGCCGCAACTTCTTGCTTGAGGCGGGTCACCTCATTGTTTGCCTCTTCCAGAGCGTCATCCTTTTCTTTCAACGCCTGGCGGGCAGCGACGAGCGCTGACTGTGTCGTGGCGTCCGGGGCCTCGCCGTCAATCACTTCGAAGGATGGATCATCGCGGAATGCCTTGATCTGTTCCTCGCTCCAGCGATTAGCCGGATAGGTTGCCGATGCCGGATGCTTGATACCGGCACGGCGCATGCCGGGGTTGCGGCAGATGATGGTGATCTTGTCAGCCATTTCGTTTCTCCTTCGGGCTTTGCGAAAGCCGCTCGTGTTCAGCAGTTTTCGAAAGGCCCCTGCGCGGTAGACGGCCCCGCGCAGGGTAATCCGGGCGATCAGGCAAGGTAGGGGACGACTTCGACCTTGGCTGTTGCGCGCCAGATATTGGTTGCGCCTGCATCGTTGCGCTCTGCCTCCAGAATGGCGCGGGCAACACCTTCAAGCTGCGGCGGAACGATCAATTTGGTTGGACGAAGATTGATGACTGACCCGTCGCGTTTGCGGATCGTCTGCATCGCCGTGCGGGCAGCCTGGAAGTTTTCCGGCGTCAGCGCCGCTTTTGACTTATAGGCGGTCTGCCACATGCCATAACCGGCATTGCATCGGCCTGACGTGCCCCAGATATATTCGTCCTTGAAGAAGACGTTGGCGTCCTTCTCGTCCTGATAGGAGACGAAGTTGAAGGGGCGTCGCTTCTGGAAAACCAGCGGCTTCACGACCTGGCTGTCATCAACCAGGTACCAGGCCGGGCCTGCGCCAGCGGTGAAGTTCGCAACGGAAACCTCGTTGCCCTGTTCGTTGTAGCCGGGGTGGTCGGTGTCGAAGAAATACTGACCGTCATAGCAAAGCGCGGTATCGCCGTTTTTAAACAGCGGCCAGACGAGCTGATCGGGAAACTCTGCGGCATGCTGACCGATCTGACCGGCGACTGGTGTGTAGATGCCGATCTGATCATCATCGATCGCAGAGCGCGGAACCGACACCGTCTCTTCAAAAGTGCGGTTGCGGATCACATAGGTCTGTGCACCAAGGCGCACGACATTTCGGTCGCCGATCCATTCGCGAATGCCCGGCAGTTCATCAAGGCGGGGATATTCGTTTTGTGACGTCGTGGAGGTAACCTCCATGGCCACAAGCCCGTATTGCGACACGGTGGACGCAAAGCGTGCATTGAAGGCCGTGGACAGACCGGTAAAAATACCGCGTAGAGTGGAAGCATTGATATCCATTGAAAAATCCTTTCAAGGGCGGTTTGAGCGGCCTTTAAAGCGCCTTCAGCCAGACGCCGGTTTCATCAACAAACCCGACCGTTCCGGCCTGCAGTTCGCCACCGGCATTGGTCAGCTGGTAGGTGTTGTCATCTGCGGCATAGACCGGTTGATTGATCGAAGACCCGTCTGTTCCGGCAAGCGGGATCTGCAGCATTTCCTTCGAGACGCTGACACGGACAGCGCCATCGCCACCGGCAGAATTGTCAGCGCGCTCACGTGCCCAGCCGACGATGGCAACGGCATCGGCATGGTCAGGTTTCACGGCAAGACCGGCTGCCGTCACGGCCACCTGTGTGCCGCCGAACAAGACGGTGGATGCTGCCACCGGCAAAGCGGCAAAAAGTCCGGAGCGCGTGACGCGCTCGATATCGTTGGATGCTGCCATTTACCTGGCCTCCCGTTCGCGCTGTTTCTTGAATGCTTCAGGGTCGACACCCATCAGCGCCATGACCTGTTCGTCATCGGCGGTGATTTCGGTTGCACCTGCTTCAACCGGCTTGCGACGGCCGAGACCGCCAGCATGGATGGACGGCAGCAGCTTCAGCTCTTCCTCGACACCGCCAGCGTCTTTCTGATGACGCGCGATGTAATGATCGCGAAGCGCCGGAACGACCTTGCCTTCACCTATGGCGGCGTCGATCACCGTTTCGGCCCGCTCTTTTGCGTGTCCGGATTTCAGGGTGGTGAGCTGGCCATTCAGATCGGTGACCGTCGCGCTCAGGCTCGAAACCTGTTTGCGCAGATCGTCTTCATCGCCGGTGGCTTCAAGACGGCTCTGCAATGCCGTGACAACAGCATCCTCATCGCCTTCGGCTTCGGCGATCTTGCCGACGCGCTTGATCAGGGCGGCATATTTGCCGCTTGCGGAATGGGCTGCCTTGACGGCTTCAAGCGCCTCCGTCTCGGTGGCCGTTTCAGAAAGGCCCAGCGCCTTTCGAAGCTCTTCAAGCATCGCATTATCCTCTTTTGCGTTGAGGGATTTCAGGAAGGAAAGATTGGGGTCGTTGGTCAGCGCCACACGCTCGACTGATGCAATCCGGTGCGGTTTGGATCGCGAATGAAAGAACACCGGAGAGATGAAGCCATAGGCCTTGTCTTCCATCAGTTCACGCCCGGATGCCGTCCATTCGACACGGCCATAAAGCCCGTCTGAACGCGCCTGGAGTTCAACGATCCAGCCGCGCGCGGGTGCAGGATGACCGGCCTTGCCAGCCAGATCGGTGGAATGATTTTCATCGACAGCCAGCTTGCGACCAGCAGCATTGAAGGACTGAACGAGGGCGTTGAGGTCCGGCGCCATATAAGGCCCGCGACCATCGACACCGGAAAATTCCGTTGCTGGCAGAAGCTGCAGCCACTCCGGAACCCCGGCAGCGGCATTAAGAGCAATCGTATGTGTGGCGCGTGTTTTTCCCATGCCCGATAGCTAGCATCGGCGCATAGGCCCAGATCATGCCCGCGAAGGGAGGTGTCAGGTTTTAGCGGGAGCGGGAAAAGCGGACGATGAAACTTTCGATGGTCTGCTGGATCATCGTTTCATCTTCATCGGAGATACCAAGGAACGGACGCGGCGGCAAGACAACACGGTCTGCAACGATCAGATTGCCGCCGATGCGGAAATAAAGATGATCGGCATTGCGCGGCACGATCTCCGCGCCCTCCTGGTGCGGCCTGGCATAAATGACATTGGTGCCAATCTGCGCATAGTCGTTTCCGGCAAAGTGGGTGATGCTGTCGCGAAGCCTGCCGCTTTCGGTCAGGATGCGGCTGTTGCGTTTGTCGGCGGCATAATCCTTATTGACCGGCTGCCATGGCTGACCGTCCGGATCTGTCTGGGTAATGAAGCGCTGCACGGTGGAGGCAACGAGGCCAACGCCGATGACATTCATCATCGGCTGGGTGTTGCGGGTGAGCAGCATCAGGCCGCCAAGGCCCTTCATAAGCCCTTTGTCACGAATATCGGCAGTGATTGATACGCCAGCCATGGTTTGCCTTTCAGCCGCTTCGCGACTATATTTCTGTCAGGACGCGCCGAGCAGGAAGCACCCGCTTCAGCGGGATTGGGATAAGGCGACTTCTGGCCCCCCGGCGCGTTCTCTTCATTTCAGCTTCTTCATCTTTCGCGCTGTCGTTCTTCTGAGCGAGGTCAGATAGATTTCCTCGCGACCGTCTTTCTTCACAACCTTGATGCCAGCATGATAGTTCGCACCCTCATGTTCACCGACATAGGCAAAGCGGCCGTTTCGATCCTGGGCGAGCCTACCGTTCTTCTTCAGCCAGTTCGGCAGAACAGCATAGGCATCCGGGGTGATGCGGTCATGCTTGAGGTGTGAGCGGATCGTATCAGCCGAAAGCCGCACCTCGGTCCCCGCTTTCACGCCAAGCTTTTCGCCGTCTCCCTTTCCGGTTCTGGCAACCGGTTGCCATGTGCCATTCGGCCACTTGTCGCGTTGAACAGCCCGCACGAATTTCGCCACCTGTGTTTCGCTGGCCGTCACTGCCTTTGGGCCGGGCGCGGTATGGGCAAGCCAGGCAGCGCCGGGATTATAATCGAAGGACGGATCCACACCGCGCGGCTGATCGGTTCCGAGCTGATCAAGGTTTGGCGTCGCGTCATAGCCGGTTGTCTCAATCGCCTCAAAGCGCACCGGCGTGACAAAGCAGCCGCAGCCGAAGCCGTTCGGTGGATAGATCGATTGCCAGATCGGATCGTCTGCCGCCCAGACCTTGCCGTCCCAGGCAAGATGATCATGGCGCGGATGTTTGGAGCCTGAATGGTTATAGCGCCAGCCCGGATAGGCCTCGCGGATTTCCGGACTGTTGAGCTGTGCAAAGCGACCGGCAGCATAGGCCGTGCGCAGATTGGTTTCAAAGATCACGCGCGTGCGCCAGCCGCGCTCACCCTCATAAGACCAGCCATGGGTCTTGACGATCTGGTCGAAGTCTTTGCGGAAATCTTCGAGTGTCGTACCATCCTTCAAGGCCCGTTCAATCGCACCTTGAAAGTCACCGACCAGGGCTTCCGTCTGCGCACCGGCCACCATGAACATTTTTGAGTGCGCCGCGTCGAAGACATCGCGCCAGCTTTTCGTGGGAACACCGACTTTCTGACGCAGGAATTCAATGGCCTCATCGAAGGGCAGCTCGAGCGGATCGCCCGTTTCGGCCATAAGCGAGCGTCGATATCCTTTGAGGATCGATTTCAAAGGCCTTTCAAAGCCCGTATGGGCGTTTTCCGGTAAAAAGCGTCCGAGTATCCGTCCGGAGCCGTCAGTGCGCGTCTGTGAGCCTCTATTCGCGATCATCGTCCAGCTCGTCCAGAAGCGCTGCCTGGCCCGCCAGATGCGAGACCATCATGGCCGATGCCATGGCCTTGGCCAGTTCTTCTTCTCTCAGATCCAGTTTAGCCAGGCGGCGCGATGCATCCTGCAGACTGGTTGCCTGATTAAGCGCGTCACGGATCTCGTCAATCTGATCATTGAGGATACCGGATGCCTCGTCTTCCAGCCGGGCGGTGATGACATCGACCTGATCGCGCGCAGGTGCTTTGGCATGGGCCGATTTGTCAAAGAGACTGTTCAGCGCCTGCCGCGCCGATCCGCTGCCAGCTTGTGGCGAGCCGCCGATCGTTTCTTCGTTGGCCGTTGGCGCAGGTGCACCCAGACGGTCATAGGCATAGCGTGCTGGCAGCTTCAGGCCGTTGCGTGCAAAGATATCGAAAGCGCGCGCAAACTCTTCCAGCGGCACCTCATCGGGTCGGCCGATCTTGAGGATCGGATAGTGTTCCTGCGGGCCGAAGCGGAACGCAATCATATTGCGCACCAGCTGCAGGTTGATTGTGCTGCTCAGATCGAACGCGTCTGAACGCTCGATATCCTCCTGAACCTCACGATGCTCTTTCGAAACCGCGTGCCCGCCAGAGATTGCGTCGGTCGTCGTGGTCTGGCCGAGCACCAGTTTTGATGTCTGCCGATCAAACCAGTCGGCGCGGCGTTCAAACATATCGGTCGAGGCTGATTTCGAACCGATTTCCTTGAAGTCGATTTCCATGGAGCGTGGAATGATGGCGGCGCAGTCACCTGCAATCTGGCTGACGGCTTTCCACAGCACATCCTTCTCAGCCTCGGTCGCGCCGCTGTCGTATTTACCAACGCGGATCGGCTGGCCGAAGTTCTGGCAGAAGATTGCCCAGTCCTTGATAGTGAAGTTTTTGAACATCCAGCCCCATGCCGCAACGCGGGCAATACCGGAACGCACCGTCAGGCCGGATTTGGCTTTCGAGCGATGAATGATGAACTTGGCCGGTTCGAGGTCGACGCGGCCTGCGCCATCACGCAACATCACGGTCTCGCCGTCATGCTGGTCGAAGTCAAAGAAAGTCGGTGAGCGCCAGATCAGCTCACGCGGCGTCCAGGACGAGGCCGTCGTCTTCCAGTCAATCTCCATGATCGACATGCCCTTGCCGATCGCGTCCAGTATGTCGAACAGACTTGCCCGAAGGATCCCGTCATCAACCCAGCTCTGCAGATATTCGGCGTGCTTCTTGTGGTCGGTGGCATCGGAGGCAGGCTTTACCGTGATCGGAAGCTGGCCGACCGAGCGCTTGCGCGTGGCGAGCACGGCCAGATAATGCGGATCGCGCTCTTCCATATTCTCGGCCAGCTCATAATAAGACAGCGGGTCGCCATTGGCAGACGCGCGCAGGATCCGCGCCAGCCGCACCGGCGTCATGCCATCTGCCTGATCCGTCGTGAACGGATCCCGCACCGTGCCGGTTCTAGCCGTTGCGATTTCTGCCATCAGCTGTTTGCCGAGGATCACGCGGCCCATAAAGTCTCTTAAAGCCATTGTTTACAACCTCCCGCGCAGGCCGAAGCCGGTTTGATCGTCATCGTCATGCGCATTCGGAAAGGCCGTGCGCGTGGATGATGGTGCGGCCCGGTACCCATACTCATGCATTTCCTGTTCACTGGCGAAGACGGCGAGCGCGCCAGCCGGTGCGGCATCGCCATGCCGGTCGAAACCATCAGCGCCCATATTGTGAAACCCGACCGGCACCTTCGCGATACCGCGCTCCATCTTCAGCGCCCGGTAGTCATTCAGGATGTCGTCATCCATCGGCAGCTCTATCTGCCCGTCTTCGAATGCAGCCTTCAGCTTCGGCATGTTGAGCATGTACCAGTTCTCCGAAAGTTTGATTTCGGACACAAAGCCTGCTCCGAATTCCTGCCGTGCCATCTCGGCCAGCGCCGCTCCGTTACCGGTCGCATCGAATGCTGCATGAAAGAAGCGCGGAAGATGGTCGCGGATAAAGCGAACGATCTGGAACTGCGAGGTGTAGGGAACATTCCGCAGCTCCAGAATAAACGGTGTGGCCAGTGTCAGGTCTTCGCGCACCTGGAGCGGATGGATGACCGAAAGGTCGGACGTGCGGCCAAAGTCCTGACCGAGACAGGAGCGCAGTTTCGGATCGAGCTTTTCGAGCAGCGGTAAAAGCTTCTCACGACAGAAGGCCTCGACCTCGTCTTCGCGCAGCTTTGATGGCCAGTCGACGAAGCCGTCCGGAGGGCTCCAGCGAATGACCGGGATTTCTTTTCTCATCCGCGAGACAATCAACGCCCGCGACAGGTAGGCCCCGGACGACATGGACGGAACGCAGAACAGCTCTTCGTCAGCGCCGCTGCCATAAAACCTGATGATCGAAGCGCGCCATTCCGCCTCGGCCTCTGGCGTCCACGTTTTGCCTGTGACAAGGCAGATACGCTCATAAAGGCCCTCGATCAGCGCAGCATCGAAATCGATCTTCATATGCTGGTAGTCTGACTTACCAGCAAGAATGTCCTGTATCTGCTCATTGAAATGGTTTTCGAAGCCGTCATGCGTTGAGCAGACAATGACCTGACCACCCCACATCAAGAACGCGAGAGCAGCTTTGAGAAGCTGTTCGAGGCTGTCAACGAAGGCCGCTTCGTCAATCATCACCACGCCCTGTTTGCCGCGCAGTGTGCGCGGTGCTGAGGACAGGCCGACAATCTCAAAGCCGGATGCGAACTTGATCCGGAAGGCCTGGATGGATCGTTCGCCGTCCTTGTCGCTGTCGTCGAACAGAAACTCTTCCAGCTCCATCGCAGCGGACGAAAAGGCTCTGGCCCACATAGCGCAGGCGTCAATGAATTCGCGCGTCATCTCCTGGCTGTACGAGATATACATGAAGTCCATACCGCCAGCTTCGCGGGATCGTGCTGCACGCAACACGGCATAGGACGCGCAGGCCCATGTCAGACCAATGCGGCGAGACTTCTCGATAAACAGAACCGGACAGGTGCCTTCCAGCAGAGCAACCGTGCGGGCCTGATATGGCAGGAGTGCTTTGCGCCGCTCGATCTTTTCAAGAACCGCGTCCGTCGATTGACGCCGGGCGCGCGCCCAGTCTTCTTTCGAAACGGGTCCGCTCATTTTGCTACCCCGAGGATCTGATCAAGGATCGACTGCGCGCCTTCATCGGAAATGCCTTTTGCTTTCGCGACCTTCTCGACGGCTTCTGTCGCTTTTTCACGGAACTCCGCTTCAACCTTTTGACGGCGTGCCGAAGATACACTCTGGGCTTGTGAGGCCGCGCGCAGGGCATTGGCCAGCGCCATGGCGCCCTTCGGGTCGAGGCCTTTTTCGCCTCTGGATGCGTAGATTTCCATGACCAGTGATTTGACGGCTTCTGATGCGATAATCGTCAACTGATCGCTGTCTTCCGGGTCGTAGCTTTTCGACAGTGAAGAGACGATCTGGCGCACGTCATTCATGCGTGCAGTCACTTCTGCAAGTCTGAGGCTGTGGCGGTTGAAGGATTTGAACGACGGGATATCGAACTCAAGCTCACCACGAAACTCAGCCTGAAGCGCTTCAAGGCGATCGACAAACTCCTTGTAGATATCGGTCTGGGTACGGTCATTTTTGTTCAGCGCGGCCGATGCCCACGCAACAATCGGTGCGCATGGCTCAGGCAGCAACTGAATGGATGATAGGCGACCGCGTCCCATATCAAACCTCCGGCGAAGGGCGCGCGATCCCCTCAACAATCGAACGGCGCTCGACATGGTCGAGACCGGCACGGGTAATCGACGCAATCATGACGGTTCCGGCTTCCGTCACGGTCACGGCCCCCAGTTCGTCAAGTTTGCGGATCTGTGTGCGGACGTAGTCACGCGACCGGTTATGACCGAAAGAACGCAGCAACACTGTCAGTAGCGTTTCGTTCATCGTACCGTCGGTTTCCTCGGCAAGGCCGCGCAAAATGATCAGGCGCGCATCGCGGGCGGAATATTCCGGGAAAGAAACCATTTTAACCTTCACCCTTGGTTCTCAGATAGTTGTCGATACGATCCACGGTCATAGAAACACGCCCTACGACCTGACCCGTTGACATGACTGTGCCTTCAAGCTTGGCCATTGAAAGCTCCAGCTTCTTCAGTTCGTCTTTGCCCGGAAGCTGCTTGACCTCGGCCTCGACACTCAGCGTGCGGCGGTCCAGCTTGGTGACTTCGTCCTCAAGTGACTCCAGTTTCGCGGTGTTTCCTTTTGCACGGGCGGTGAAGATCGAATGCACAAACGAGCCAATTGAAATGAGCAGGGAAATTGCTGTGAGAACTGGCAGAAACGTGCCGACTTCAATAACCATGATCGGCCTCCATCGTTTCCGGCGCGGCATCGACGGCGTTGACGGCACCAGCGCGGCGGGTTTCACAGGTTCGCAGGTTCAAGCGGTCAGTGCCCCACAGCGATGTCACTTCAGCCTCGCTCAGGCCGCGATCATCCGGCAGCGCAGAAGGTGCCGCGCATCGCTTGCGCGCCTCTGACGGCAGCACCGGTTTAACGAGCTTAGTGATGACGATCGGTTCATCGGGGGAGGATACGCACGCGCTCAGGCCCAAGGCCGCAAGCAGCGCCACCAGGCAAAGCCGCATTCGCTCTCTCCATTTCCTTCAGTTTGGTTTCGGCTTCGGCCTCGGCCGTGCGGATTTTGTTGTCGGCGAGCATGACGGCGCGGAGCTGGGCCGCGACGGCCGCTTCTTTCGCCGCATTGGCTTCGGCAATCTTGCCTTTCCAGAAGGCGTTGCGTTCGGCAGTCGCCATGTCTTTCGCATCTTTCACCATGCCGTTGACCTCGTTGACGGCGGTAAAGGCAAGCAGGCCACCAGCCGCAAACAGCAAGCCAGCGACCACGAGCGGAGACAGGTATTTCGCCAGAAAGGCAGCCATTATGTCTCCTTGTCCGGCTCGCCGTTGCCGAACCGTGCGATGGTGCGCATATCGACGGAGCCAAGTCCGCGATGAATGCCGAGCAGTGCCAGGATCATTCCGACCATTAACGGAATGACGGTTGGTGCAAGCGCCAGCGCGCCGTCAGAGCCATAAGAGGAAGCGGCGACGATGATGAAAATCACTGCCCAGGCAAGCGCATGGGAAATGCCCATGAAGCGTTTGGAGCTGCGATAGCTTGGCTTCTCCATGGTCACAGCTCCAATGCCCGGTAAGGCGGTTTCCTGGCCAGCGCCCGGTCCATTTCATCGCGGGTTTGCGGGCCGACAATGCCATCAGCAACAATGCCGCGATACTTCTGGAACCAGATGGTGACCATCTCGATTGTGTGGTCGAAGGTATCGGTCGGCTGCACCGGCCATTTGTGATCGATCATCTCGCGGAAACGGCGAAGCTCTTCTGTCCAGTCCTCGACCTCCGGTCCCATATCGCCACGCCTCAGAACCAAATCCTCGTAGCCGAGCAGGTCTTCCATCGTCGGGAACAGATAGGCGTATTCAGCTCTGGCATCGAATGAAGGGCATGCCTTGCCTACATCATAGTCGTGGTGGCCGCTGATTTTGCCGATGTTGAAGCGGTCGCGCAGATCGGTGATTTCGGCCAGAAGCGCGTCTTTCTGGGCGGGCGTGCGAGTGTCGGCAGCGGCGGTGAAGTCGCGGTTCATGCCGCCGACATAGACCACGCCGATCGTGCCAATGTTGTGGCCTTTGACATGCGCGCCGATGCGTTCGATCGGGCGACCTGCTTCGCGGCGACCGTCAAGGTGGATGACGCGATGATAGCCGATGCCGGACCAGCCGCGCTCAAGGTGCCAGTCATTGATCTCGGCAACGCTGACGGGGCGCCCTTCGGGTGTGGCGGTGCAGTGAATGATGATTTCGTTGATGGGGCGCATTACATGACGGCCTCCCGATCCAGAAAAGCGTGAAGTGATTGGCTTATCCGGAAGATAGGTGGCGAGGCGTCAGCAGGTCATGCCTCCAAAGGGAGGCGCGACTAGAAGAGATCCATCTGGCGGGTGGGTTTGCGCGGCTTTGCCGGGCGCGGTGCAGCTTTGAACAGCTTGTACACGCCACTTTCGCTCATGCCAAGACGCCGCGCGATATCGGCATGCGATTGGCCCTGGAGCCTATATTGATCAGCCCGCCACCTGCGCGCAAGTGGCACTTTGATATATTCGCCAGCATATGCAGCTGAAAGGCGGTGTAGGATGTCGGACCCAAGACCTTCCTTATCGGCAGACTTGGCCGGATCATTGGGCACATAAAACCGGATGCCGCCGACACGTTCCACCAGTTTCAGGAAGTCCTCACCGCCGAGCATGTCCCGCAGCTCCTGCTCCATATCACGACGTTCGTCATCAAACATGATGGCCTCCCGGATATTGTTTCGTTTCGCAGCGGATGATTTCGGTGGTGACGATGGATAGCTCGTAGGTCAGCCCGGCGCGTTTGCGGCTTTGGGGCGAAAGACCTTGAAGACGCATCAGGAGCGCATTGCGGCGCTCCTGAAGCCTCTTCAAAGCTTCACGGTTTTCGGTGACTGAGAAGAGAGGAAGGTTATCGGTGGTCATCCTTTGCCCTTCCGCTCTGCTCGTTTTCGTTCAAGGCAGGTCACAACGGTATCGCCTGCGATGATGAACTTGACGCCATCGGCCAGCACGGCCTTCGCGCCATAGCGCACGCCATCCCGGCAGGCGGCGCAGATCTCGGCGCGCAAACCTTCGACATCGAGGCCATGCCTGCGCTCCAGATAGCGCAGCAAGGCGTGGTCGCTGACGACAGCGATTTCGAAGCCGGTGACAGGCATGGAGGAAACGGGCTTCATGAAAGGAGTCTTTCGATATCTCTGGCCAAGCTGGAGACTGAAATGTCCCAAGTCACGCCCATGTCTTCGTCGAGCGAATAGGTCATTGCGTCACCGCCGTCAGTGCGGGCGACAGGTACGCCGACATCCTCAAATGCTTTGACCAGCGCTTCCTCGATGAGGTTGATGCGGCGAAGTCTTTCTCTGACATCATCCATCACGCACCTGCCTTTCGCGCGCGGATGCGCTCGCCGAGAGTGTTCATAATTGCGATCCATTCGGCGGTCGTTGGTGGTTGAGAGGTAACAGGTCGTCCGATCTGGTTTTGCACCCATCCGAGAAAATCAGCGCCGTTTCCGTTGAGATTGCGCCATTGTGCGGCCGCGATCTTGTAGCCAGCGCCTGTCTGCCAATCGGGGCCAAACGTGTTTTCGCGCCAGTCAACATCAGCCTCGCGTGCCATCCAGCCCTTGAGCGCTTCAATCGCTTTGGAGGCGTCGCCGCCATAAGTCAGGAAGCGCGTATGGTCGATGCCGGTCTGTCGTTTCACGAAGGCGAGTAGTGCCGCGTCATCGCGATTGTTGACCAGGCCAAGGTTCCACGCTGCAATCCAGAGCGCCTGGAGCTTCGGCGCGAACTTGCCGGTGAGTTTCTTGCGGCCATCCGGGCGGTGTTCAACTGCTTTCGGTTGGAAACCTTCATTGCGGAAGACCGTCAGAACCTCCTGGCGTTCGGCCTCGGACATGTCTTTGGCAGACGTTTTTCCGGTGATGGCCGAAAGCTTGGCGCGATAGGTTTCGTCGTCTAAGCCGAGCTGCTTCTTGGCAACATGCAGTGCTGCGATTGATCTACTCATGATCAATCTCCTTTGCTTCCGCAATAATATGTGAGGCTGCAACGTAGGAAGGCCCAGGGCACGGATGCGTGCAGGCAAAGACGCCTTCAATGCGCTCAAAGGCCGATCCGCAATAATATGCGCGTGCGTGTCTGCGCTCGTCGGCGGAGCCTATGGAGCCGTTTTCTGCCAAACCGCAGACGGGGCAGCGCAGAAAGCGTTCGCTGGCGAAATGTTGGGAAATCGCGTTCATGATGCACTGCCTTTCCGGTGTGTAGCGGGCTTTCGTCTCAAGACATAGACTTCAGCCAACTGCTCCTTAGCGGCATCAATGATGCTCTGTGCTGCCATTCTCACGCTGTCGCACGGGTAATGACGTTTTTGAGCACATTCGCATAATCCGTTCGCAAACCGGCAAACCCCGTAACCAGCCATAACGGTGGATGACGGACTTCCTGCTATTGCTCGGGCGTTTGTGCTTGGACGGTTTGGGCTACGCATCACGCACCTGCCTTTCCGGCAATGGCTTTCGGGCCACTGGAACCGCCGACGCCATGCGAAAGATTGACGTTGTTCCCGGAGGCTATGCCCATCCCGACGGCATTGCCGTTCTTGAGGCGTCTACTATCCGTCCGGACAGGAACCGTTTGTGGATAACGTGCGGCCAGTGCGCGTTTGGCTTCGGCCGAGGCCGAAGCCGAAACGGTATCGGCAAAGAGCGCATTCAAACGGACCGAAAGCCGATAAACCATCCCTGCCGTGAAATCATAAACGGCCTGCCGCTTTGTTTTGATGTTTCGGCGGCGCTTATAGAAAGTCGTCGTCTTGAACTCGCGCACGGCTCTGTCAATTGCACGATCGAGAACAACGTAGAGATAGGTTGCGATCTCCGGCCCCGGGGCGCGGCCAATGAAGCTTCTGTGGTTGTCGTCATCGATGACAAGCAGGGTTGCTGTATTGGTGCACAGTGCCAGCCTTCGCCAAAGGAGGTCGCGGATTGAGGCTCCGTGGGTTTTGGCCTTCACCGATTGCTGGCTAATTTCAATGTCGACTTCTGACAGGCCATATTCACGCATCAGTGCAGCTGCCTTTTCGGCAGCGGCGAGCGCTTCTTCTTCCGTGCAGCCGCGTGATGTGGTTTTCTGCAGCAATGCGGCGATGCGGCGTTTGATGCTCTCGCTCATTTCGCCACCGCCTTTCCAGCGTCCTCATGCTCCTGCCGGACATGCATGTTGAGGCCCTTTTCACCGCGGAGTTTTTTGCCGCAGTGCGGGCATTGATGCCCAGCGCCAGCGCGCGACTTCTTGTGTTTCGATGTGACTTTGACCGCCATCACGCACCTGCCTTCGCCAGATCAATCGTGATCGCCTGCCAGCGATCTTCGACTTTCCGGCGATGATAGAACCGTACATACTGCTTCGAGCCAGTCACCCGCATGGCATCGCGGATGGCGCCCATGGCCCGCTGCCAGCGCTCGTCATCGATGTTGTGGCGAAGCAAGCTAAAAAGGTCAGCGCGATTGATGCGCCCCTCTTTGTCCGTGCTGAATGCACGGGTAACAATTGCCTGCAGTGGCGCCGGGCTATCGGCTGACCATTCATTCATGCATTCGTCGAAGAGCTTTTTCGCAACCTGTAGCTCCGGCCCGAAATCGATACGGTCTGCAATCTGCACCTGGACTTTGTAGAGGCCATCGTAAGACTGGTAGGTCCGATTGCCCTTCTTGCCGCCCTTGGTGACTTCGTATTCCTGCGCCAGCAGCGCGTCGAAGCCGTCCAGGTCGATCATGGTGTGTTCAAGAAACCTGCCGATCTGGGCGGAGAGGTCAAAGGCAAAGCCGATGACCTTGCGCACAACCTCATCTTCCAGCTTATGCTGCGGCTTGACCAAATCCAGAGGCACAAGCCGGTCGCTGGCATCGGTCATCATCTCACGGCCGTTCACCATCGTGACACCGGTACCGACTTCGCGGACCTGTGCCTGGTAAAGCGCTTCCGGCACGAACCGGCCGCGCACATCTTCGATATAGCGTCCGCCATTGATTTCAGCGGTGCGCGGTTGGTTCTGCTGTGCTTCGAGAATGTATGCTTCACTGGTCATGCTGCATCACCTCCGTTGTTGTCGTGGTTGGTAATCAGTGTCAGATGTGGTCGGCGGCTTCCGTCCTTCTGGAGGCAGGCTTCCGCCTCCAGTTCTTCGGTGAGAGCTATGCCCGTATTCATCCGGGTCACCATGCCTTCGAGTTCGTTGACGCTTGGCCGCTTCTGCATGCGCACGAAACGCTTCATTTCATCGCGGACGCCGGACAGGTATTGAGATGGCTGGATGTTCATGCCTTGCCTCCCTTGAAATCGGGGCGAACAATCTTGCCGTCAGGATCGGCAATCATCTGCTTGAGTTTGCGGGTTGCTTCATCTTCGAGAATTTCGAAGCCTTCACGCCGCGCCTGTTCGAGGCGGTGCACGGAAAGTTCCTGTTCTGTGTTGCGGGCCAGTTTGCGCAGGACATGCAGCTCATCTGAAAGCCTCTGGCAATCAGACGCTGAAAGGCCATGACCATCGCGGTGCGCTTTCTGTAGCTTGGTCGCATGAAGGCAAAGCGTATCGCTCAGCAACGTGTCGATCAGGGTGGCGCTCATTGCAGGTCTCCCAGATCACGATTTTTCCAGGCAGCTCTCAGGTGATCGAGAGAGAGCGGTAGACCTTCTCCCATGGCGTACATGCGCGCGAGTTTGACCGTGCGGTCGATCTGGCGGAGTGCACCGGGTTTCAGGCCAAGTCCGAGCAGAAACTTGATGCAGTCCGGATCCTCAATGCCGAGCGCAGCCACAAACAGCCGTATGTCATCGGCGCGGTTGCCTTCGCGCCGAAGCCGCTTGTCGATGCGTGAAAGCACCTGCGCGCGTGACGCAACCGAACGGCCTTGCTGGCGCACAAAGCTGGCAGCTGTGTCTTCATTGCCGACAAGCGCGATACCGCAATTGTTGACATCGACGAAGTGGCGCAACTGGTTGATGCTGTCAGCTTCAAGGTTCTGCGCTTCATCAATGATCAGGAGTGTTCCGTCTCCGACGCGGTTCAGCTTGCGGCCGATGGCGCGGACCAGCCTTGCGGGATTGTGCTCGGATACATCAAGGGCCTCGGCAAGCTCGACCAGCATACCGTGAACGCGGGATGTGTTCGGGCTGATTGTCGCCATATAGGCATGAGGCCGGGTAGCGCAGTAGTGGCGGCAGGCTGTGGTCTTGCCAACGCCAGCATCCAGCGTGACGGCGACCAGAGCAGGCGTCATCTGTGCCCACATCAGCGTTTGCAGAACTTCGTTGGCGATTTTGGTTTTCACGAACGCAGGGCTGGCCGGGATAGCAGAGGCCATGTCGGCGGCCTCCTCGACACTCGTCAGCCACTGCGCAATCTGCTGGTTATAATTGGCAAGCGTGCCGTTGTATTTGCCTGAAAGCCACTGAGAAAATGTACCTTCGGCAACACCGCTGCGGCGGGCGACTTCGGCTTTTGACCATCCGTTGGTTGATGCCATTTCGGCTGTGCGCGCAGTCAGCGCACGCCATTCATCAACATCGCCAACTGGATGTTTTTCCAGGAAGGCTGCGGTTGGCTGGCTGAGAACCCAGCCGTTATTTGCATTAAATTTCTTAGTCACTATAATTGGCTCCGTTGTTAGCCCCTATCGGGGTGTTTTCTTTTGGGCGGGAGCTGCAATCTCCCGCCCTTTTTCATTGCCGGAACCGAACGCATTACTTATCGGTTTTCAGATACTGCCGGTTCATCCGGTCTTGGTTTTGCCGCCTTGCGGAAATTGGATAACGCCTTCGCTGTCTGCGTACCTTTCAAGAGCACGGCTGAAGGCGTCCTCGTAGCGATCCTCGTCGTGCTGTTCTTCAGGCAGTTGTTCGAGTTTGGCAGCGAGATTGCCGGTGGCGATCCGCGTGACAGTCGGGCGCACCTTTTCTGGCTTTGAGGGCGGACTGGCCTTGCTGCCCTTGTCCAGAATTTCGGCCAGTTCTTCAGCAGCGAATTGCTGTTCCAGCTTGGCCTTCTGCTTCGTTGCCTTCTGCCAGTCGGCGCGCTTGCGTGCGTGGCGGCGGGCTTCTTCCTGACTGTCGAAGCGGACGGCGCCGACCGCCTCAGCATCGCAGATGTACCGGCCATTCGGCTCGTAGACTTTCACCGGCTTATTCAGGTTGTCCGGATCGAAACGAACCATCAGGGTTTTGCCGATCCACTGGTTGAGTTCGATCGACCAGTACCGCGATCCCATGAAATGGATGGACCCGTCCGGCTGGCGCGCTTTCAGTCCCTTTGCTGACAGAAGCCAGATCGTGCGCTGTGCTTCCGTTGCCTGGCGAACGATGGTCGATGGCGCTGCCATGCTTTCGGCGAAGACCTGATCGAAGCTCTTGCCCTTGGCCGTCTCTGTGCGACGGCCGGTGCGGGCGTTATGTTCAGCAATAATCTCGGCAACATGGGTCTGCAGCTTGTCCAGATCGCAGGCGCTCTGCATATAGTTTTCTGGCTTGGCGTCTATCGTATTGCCGGTGTAGCAACCCGTCATTGCAGGATGCTTGCTGATCTCTTCAGCCAGACTGCCCCAGGCACGTTCGATCGGTTTGGCTTGGCCGTGATATGGCGTCACAAAACGCGGCTCGATGCCAAGCGTGACCAACAGGCCGGACACTTCGTCTGCGTCAATCTTGTAGCGATAGCGGGTGCGTGCACCACCAGAAATCATCTTGGATGCGAAGGCCCGGCCGTTATCGAGGTAGATGCGCTCCGGAATGCCGAAGTCTTCGACCATATCACCGAAGCAGGCGCGGATCGCATCCCACGTTTCGGCCTCTGCAAGCCGCCATGAAAGCACCTTGCGCGAATACAGATCCTGCGTGCCGATCAGATACATACGGGTTGGTTTCTCAGCCCATGGCACTTTCACAAACAAGTCGAGCCTGTGACCGTCGGCATTGACCGCTTCCATCGCATGCAGGTGTGCGACGGAGCGCTCTTGTGCCGGAAACATGCGCTTGGCCTTTTCGCGGCCTTCGCGGCTCATAACCTGCACGGCCTTTGGCACTTCGTGTTCGAGGCGGCGACGCAGTGATCGCTCAGACGGGATCGGGTTCCAGCCTTCAGACCTCGCCGCCTTCACCATTCGGCGATAGCAAGCCGAAAACGCGGGCTTCTCCGGACGAAGATAATCAGATTTGAGGAAGGCCCAGGCGTCGGCGTGACAGGTCGCAATCTCGTTTTCGACACCATTCGCCTTCGACGAGAAGGAAGGCGCAAGCGCGGCAAGCCAATCCTGTTTCGGATGGTCTTTCACCATCGCCCACCATTCATAGTAGGCACTCTTTCCTGTGCAGGTGTACTGCGTTGCCGTTTCGACAGCCTTCTTCTTCGGTAGACCGGCCTCAACCATTGCTTCAACGCGCTGGATCACTTCGAGGCGCTTTTCGCAGAGCGCTTTATGCTCGCTCGAAAGGGCCTCAAACCGCCTCCAAAGCAGCTTTGAGGCGTCGGACTTTCGGGCTTCTGGTTCAGTGACCATGAAGGCGAGCTTGGCGCGAGCGGCGTTTGGCAAAAGTGAATAGTGATATTCGTATCCGCCGCCCGCTTCTTTTCTGACCCTGGCTCTTTCAGTGCCGCGCGCGCCGGACAAGCGCTCGTTGACCCTGAATTGCGAAGTCGGCAACCCCGGTAACTTAGCCGCCGCCAGTTCAGCTGCTGTAAACCACTCCTGCTTCACTGGTCTGCCTCCTGGCTCGCCATGGCACGGCGGATTTCCGGGGCATGAATTTCCATCCATCTGAGTGTACGGAGTGCCGCCTCCAGGTGCTCTTTCTGCAGTGCGCGGTGTGCGGGTGAAAGCGTCAGCGAACGGCCATGAAGCAGGCTGTCCAGTGCTGCCACTTGGCTTCTCAGCGATACGCCTCGTCTTGCCGTAGCCATCAGCGCGCCCTCCGGATTGTCACCGGCTTGGAGCGGAGCGCTTTTAACTGCCCTTCGATCTCTTTGCGCTCCTGCTGGAGCCGGGCGATTTCGGCCAGTCGCGCCTCGTCGCCCTGAAGCAACAAAAGCCCGTCTTCGGATACGATGACATCCCAAAGCCAGAGTGCACCCGTTGCGCGCACGAAGGCTTTGAAGCGCGGCAAGCTGATATCGTGGCCGCTTTTACTCTCGGCGGTATAGGCATCAATCGTCGCCTTCGAGATTGAAGGCAGGCCGAGGTAATGTGCCATGCGTGCCGCGATCGTTGGGCGGTCAAATGGGGCCTCGCGGATAGCCCGCGCCATTTCCCGTTTCAGCCGGGAGCGAAAACGATCGAGGTCGATCTGTTCGACCGCATCGCGCGTCGGAAAGACCGGTGATGAAAAGAAATCCATCTGTGAGGGGTCGCGATTCGTCGACATCATGCAGCCTCCTGAAAACTGGAAAGGCCAATTTCCTCTAGGAACTGGTTTCGGGTTGCCTGGCTGGCCTGCCCCCAGGCTTTGCGCAAAGCGGCAAGCGCTTCCGTTTCCGGATCACGTTCGGTCTTTTCGGGCTTTGGCGGCTTGGTCAAAGCCAGAACGCTTTGCGGATCACCGCTTTCTTTCAGCGCCGCTGCTGCCTTCACCTGCATGTCCGGCGTCAACTTCGCAAACTTCAGCAACAAGGCCTGATTGGTTTCGGCTTCCGTTCCGCGCACGGCCTGCCGCATAGCGGGCTGTAGGTTAAGGCCGATACGAGTTGCGCGTTTGTAGGTTTCCGGGCCAAAGCCAAGGCGTTCCTGGACTTCCTTCGCCAGATCCTTTCCCGATGCAAACACCGAAGGGTCATCGTGACCCTTCGAGTTTTTGAGGTTACGGTTCTTATCAATTTTGCCGTGCTTTTCTTCCCAAAGTTCCCGGTACTTCATCACGAAGATAGCGCGATCGAGCGGGTTCAATTCGTTCCGGTAAAGGTTCTCTGAGATCTCAAGAAGCTGGGCCTCGACCTGATCGGCGGCAACGACAATCGCGTCGATTTCTGCCCAGCCGAGCAAGCGAGCGGCCGAGAGACGATAGCCACCAGCGATAAGCGTGTATGGTGTTTTCCCTTTGTTTTGCGCAGGTGTGCTTCTGATCATGATCGGGCTGATCTGGCCGCGCTCTTCAAACGACGCGGCAATGGCCTCGACATACCCTTGATCAATCGGGCGCAGACGTTCGCCCATGTGGATTTTATCTATCGATGCAGAAATGAACTCGGCCATGTCACGCGGCCTCCGCTTCGGCTTTGCCGAATGCCTGGCCGTAAAGCGCCAGCGCCCGAAGCCCCATCTTATGATAGGCACGATCGAAAACCGGGCAGTCGCGGCGCAGATTGACCTTCCACATAGTCTGCTTGATGCGTCCGACATTGCGGTCTGTAATCTTTGCAATGCGGCGGGCAGGCACGTCGAAGTAGTCACGCATCATCGTTAGCGCACATTGCCGCGCCAGAGCGGCATCCAGCATGTCGTTCGGAGGATCGATAATGTCTTCGAGCGAAAGATGGCTGAAATGGCGAGCGACCGCGCTGTAGCAGCAGGTCAGCATCAGCCTGTGGCGATCATCCTCTGAGTAAATATTCATAAAAGTCCCCTTGATTTTAACGTCCACCAGCGATCCAGAACCAACCGGCAGTCACACAACAAAGCGCGCAATATCCAGCCAGCCCGATCCAGATCGCGGTCATGGCAATGCGCTTTCTTTCTCAATTGTCGTGTCGAATTTGGACGCACGTTTCGCCATTGTGCGCTGATTGCATTTGCTGCAACCATGGTTCACACAACACGAATGGAGGCATGAACATGGGGTTGGATCAGTTGGCTGAATACATTGGCAAGGAGCAAGCCTACATAGGTGACCTATTGCTGAAAGAAGGCATTGAGAACCTTGCTGATGCTTGCGAGGAGATTGGCATTCAGAAACAGTGCGATCTTGTTCACAAGGAAAAATACAAGAGCATGACCCGTCTGTTTCTTGCCGGAAACAAAACGCGCAGGCGCATGTTTCTGGAAGGGTTGGGCGATGATATCGTCCGCCGCACTTTCCTGATCGCCGTTGCTTTTGAGATAAGGTGCGCTGAAGCATATGCTGAAACGCTTCAAAAATACGACCCCATGCCCCGGCTCGGACAGGCAAAGACATCGTCTCTGTTGCAATATGCGGCGGCGGCTCAAAGCCTGCAGGAAAGCTATCCGAGCCTCTGGCCGTTTCAGGATCACGACCCGTTCGATGAAGGTTAGAAGGCTCCGTTTCGAAACGATAGCGGTTGGCCGCGCGCCCACTCAGGTTATGGCGAACTTCCGGCGCCGAGGGGGTATCAAGGTCACGGCGTACGCTTTCGGCAAAAAGACGTGCACACTCTGTCAGAGGATCTGGATCGCACGCCATGTTATGCCGCCTCCTGATCGGAAATGCTTTTCCGGCTTTTCGGCGGACCGTACTTATTGCTATTGTAAATGACGGATGTTTTTCGTGGGTAGCGATCCGGCCAAAGCTTCTCAGGCGTTGTGCCGATGAAGGCGGCCAGCACAGCCTGACCTTCATAATGCGTAAGGCCCTTAACCTTGCGCAAAGTGGACGGGTGTAAACCGTTGTGGGCGGCAAGCTCAGTGAGGGTCATGCCGCGATCGTGGACCGCATCTTTGATCTTCTTCCAGACCTTGTCTGGGGTCGGGGTGCTCATGAAATAACTCCGCTTTGAAAGCGGGCGCTGCAACGCCCGTTTTTTAAGGCTCGTATTAGTAACAACCGCGCCCCACTGATGTGGTGCGCATAAATAGGGATAACGAAGAAACGTCGTTTTGTAAACGACATTTTTTCGTTTTGAGGTATGGCGCGACCACTTAAGCCGAGAACTCCGCTCGCTGCCCGTCTAATTCAGGCGCGAGAGCAAGCGGGTTTTAAAAATCGGAGCGATTTTGCGGATAGGATAGGAGTCGCGGCGGACACGCTGGGAACTTATGAGCGCGGAGTAGCTGAGCCGAACACGAACCTTCTGATGGTTTATAATGAAACGTTCGGAATAAATATAAACTGGCTTCTCACCGGCAAGGGTGATGTGTTTGATGACGCGACCAAGCCGTCGAGACCTGTCCTGTTCCCTGAATTGATGGAAGGACTCGTTGAAGCAGTGCTAAAAGTTCACAGAGAATTTGGTATAACCCTTCCAGACGGAAAGGCGGCGGCGGAGGCCACTGAGCTTTACAACCGGCTTCTTCAGCAAGGCTCAGATACCGCTAGCGAGGAAGGTCGAAGGCTGTTGATGCCCTTTATCGAGCACCTCCTTAGAGAGAGGCTTGAAAAGGCTCGGGAAGAACCTGGCACCGGTAAACGCGAGGTTTCATGATCGTGCGCTAAGGCGTTCCCGCTGCTCTGCCGACAGGCAACGGGAAATCGTTCGAGCGCTGAGCGTTCGGTTCAGTTGAAGCTATGATGGGGATTGATAGCTATCCGTTACCACCAATGGAAATCGGGCATTCTTTAGGGCTGAGCAGGAAACTACGCATGGTATGCACTCTTAAACAAATGACTTACGTGTCAACGCTATCAGTCACGTTTAATGGTTGCAACAAGGCCATTCTTTTTGGCAATGATCGTTGCTAGATCACTTTTATCCAGCCGTATGAGGGGAATATGAAACAACTGCTCCTGACCGCCTGTGCCGCCGCACTTTTCGCGACACCAAGCTTCGCCGAGATGACATGTGTTCCGCTTGAAGATATCGACACATTGAGTGCCGATGTGGGTGAGGCCCACGTCAATAACTTCTCGCTTTCCTCTGGCCAGTTGCGGGCGAGTGTTTTTATCCCCGGCGTCACTTTCTCCTATTCTGTGGTCAATAGAGATACTGGCCCGGTCTACGTCTCTGTAGATATCATCATGAGGGACGAAGAAAACACGATGATCGCTGCGCTTTCGGCGATGCCGACGCCATACGTCACCCCTGGTAGGACAGAAGCTGTTTCAAGAGAGACGATCTTGTCGGTCGATGAATTTTCTAAAGTTAGTACAATCTGTATCCGCGCTGCAGGGGTTGTTAAGCCAACTGAGTGAACTGGCTCACGCCTCTTGTCAGCGGATAGTGGTGATGTCCCCGTGCATCTCAATCATCGCAAATTCAGATTTAACATATTGAAAAATAATGCTATTCTTTTAGTTGCACGGGATGTGCATCTAAAAATTGGATTTTCTCCGAAAGGATGCTGGCTTTTATTCCGTATAAGAGCTGCCTTGAGTTCTTCTCAATCCTTATTTTTCAATGTCTTGAAGGGCTCTCAAAGGCGACTGGCGCGATTTCAAAGAGGTTTTTAAGGATTATCGGATTGCGCTCGCTGAAGGCTGTTTTCGCTGGTATGGTGTCGCGTGTGCTGTCAAAAACCGTTCGGCTGGCCTTCCTGTCGTATCGCCCGCAACCCCTTTTAATTCGGGGCTTTCCCACGATTTCTCACTTAATCTCGGATATTCCCGTAAATTCCGGATCCTTGTGTCAAACAACACCCGCGGCGCATCGAGCACGAAAATCAAACCTCATCCCTGTGCACAGGCCGATATCCCGCTTCGCGAGCTATGCGACCAAGAATTCCCTTAACCGTGACATCCAATAGCTGCCCAGGACGGTAATCTGCAGGAACAGCATAATTGGCTCGATCCTATGCTATCAGGCGTCCAACTTTTTGCTGAGTCTTCTCCGTCGGCCATTCCGCCGGGTCGAATACAGCAATAGCTGAACCTCCTTGAACACGAACCATCTTCATCGATGGAATATCTGTGTCGCCGTCGCCAATGAAAATCATCCGCTCAAACGGGAGCGGGCGTTCGTTCATAGGAATCCAGCGGTTGATCTCCTCGTCATTCCAGGTGTTGGAAATGCCCTTGTTAATTCGAAATATGAATTGCGTCTTGTTCGTATAGTTCACGGCTACGGCTGGCCAAGTCGCATGGCCGTCATCATCATAGGCATAGCCGGACGCAAAAATACCTTTAAACTTGGAACGGATGCCGCAACCTTCAATCATTTCCCGATTACCTGATGAAACTATATAGTGTTCGAGCGCCAGTTCACGCTCACGAGCATAGTCATCCATCCGATGAAACCACTCTTCGACACCATCGAAGAATGGAAGGCGTGCACCGTGTTCCTCCAAGGCTTTCCGAGTTATCTTTTCGGACGCCTTCTCAAGCATCATTTGCAGATAGATCAGCGTTTCATCTGCGTCCTGAGCCTTTTTTTGTTTTTTGACATAGCGCCAAAAAGCGCTGGTGTCTTCATAACCGATCTGCGGAAGAAATGTGTGTTGCTGCATAGCGCCCGGAGAAAGAGTTCCGTCGAAATCATAAATCATCGCAGCGCGTCTCAGAGTATCTGCTGTCATGTATATTCCGAATATTTCTCGTAATTATGATCGCTGTGTTTCGTTTTCGAAGCCTACTGCAGGCTGAGAATCCTCTCAGGCTTGAACGTCTCAAACGTCTTAATCCCGGAGGTCAATCCTTTGTGGGCGGTTGGGGTGCCAATTCGGCCCTTCAGCCAGCATTGACGACCTTTCAGCACATAGGTGAAGGCGGCGCAGCGGTCATCGTCTATACAGGCGAGGCGACATTGTTGTTGGGTTTGCACCGAGCTCTTAGAGTCTGTTCAAGAAAGCGGATAGCGGGCGAGCCGCCTTGTCATGAGCTTGATCATCGCGGTCTGGATGAAGGCGAGGCTTGTTGCCGA